AGTTGACAGGGGTTCAGCCTACTACGTTCAAAGTCAGCGATTCGGAACTAGATGCTATTTTAGTCACATGGTTAGTCCACATTTCAGCCGAAGTGGACCAGCGTTTAGGAGAGAGTGTTCAACCTAGCGATGCTCGTTGGCAGGGGATTGAATCGGTTGTAATTCGTACCGTATCCAAGTTAGTTGGTTATGCGGTTCAGAGTCGAACAAGCAAAGTGGTTCAAGTTGGCGAGTTTGCAGTCAAAATCCTCAATGCATCTGATGTTGTAAAGGATCTAGACTGGGAGCTTCGCCCCTATCAAAAAAGACAGCTCTCTTTGTTTCATTCGGGATCGGAGTGGAGAATCTAATGCCAGCCTACATACAAGAAGATCGTATCCGAGAGATTGCCCGAAAAGCATCCATGGCAGTCAAACAAGCAGTCGAATATACAGCCCTTGATGTATGGGGGAACATTCGAGAAAACTCCCCTGTGAACCACGGCCGACTTGCTGGTTCGTGGCAGATGAATCGACTAAGCAGTTTAAGATACAAGGTGCAGACAGCAGTTGCCTATGCTCGATATATAAACGATGGGACAGGAATTTATGGCCCTCGGAGACAACCGATACGTCCTCGTAGTGGACAAGCTCTTGTCTTCCAAAGCCAAGGGAGAACAGTATTTGCTAGAAGTGTCCGTGGAATGAAAGGAAGAAAGTATATCGAGAAATCTATCGAACAGACTGAGCATCGGAAGGCGGAATTTGTAGAGACGGCGTTGGAGGAGGTGGGGCTTATATAGTGGGCTATTCAATTGATGCGAGGAACCTAGCGGTAATCAGAAAAGAAATCAAAGAAACACTCCTTACCAATCTACAGGAAGCGAGATCAGGACACCTATTCGATCTCGCTTCCATTGTTTATGGAGATCGTACTGATGTCGGCAACATTGAGGACATGCCCCTTCTATGGGTATTGCCTTCTCCACATCAACCAGATCTAAAGGGTGGACATATGGCGGTTCATGATTTTACGTTCACCTTTGTAGTCATGGTGTACGATCCAGAGCCAGCGATAGGGAAAGATCGAGCAGAGGACTTGACCGCTCAGGTGTATGATCTGATCTCTGCTAATCGCACCTTGAATGGAAAAGTGTTTGATATAAGACCACTCCATTACGATCCATCCTATGAAGCGATGGCCAACACAAACGTGTACTGGTCAAGCTGTGAGTTTGCTTTTCGTATTCAGAGAAAAGAGTGAGGGGAGGTGATATGACATGGCAATCGCACGTTATTTTGGCTTTGGTGAAGAGAAAGAATTTGGAGTGCCTGTTCCAGCTACCGAAATGATTGATCCGGAGTCAGCGGAACTCGACCCTGTTGGGGACCAAGCATTAATTTACGAAGGGGTTTCTCGGCTGGATCGGATTGTAGCACCTGGAATATACCGATCTGAAGGAGGCCTATCCGTTCCGTTTGACTTAAAAGCCTTTCCCTATTTCCTGAAATGGGCACTAGGGGGATATGAGGTGGTTGGAAAAGAGCCATCGTTTACGCATCGTTTCTATCCCAAGCAATCTTCCTTAATGGACTCCTTCACAGCTCGCATCGGAAAAGATGTCTTGGAGCACCAGTTTTCTGGTTGCGTTGTAAGTGCAGTGAACTTGGAACTAGATGCGAACTTTCTGATTGGATCGGTTGATATTATCGGTGGGAAAGATGAGAAGTCTACTTTACAAACCAACCCATTGTTTACGTCGGGAGATATCTATAGTCCTAGCCAAGTGACAGCGACTATGAATGGGCTTGATGAGTCGGCTTATATCCAATCATTTTCTATCAAGATTGAGACAGGAGCGGATAATGAAAAGGGAGTAACCATTGGATCTCGTTTCCCAAGAAGAGCCTATCGAGGAGCGTTTCTAGTTGAGATGGAAATGAACCTGTCTTTCTTTTCAACAGTTCATTTAGAGCGATTTTGGGGGAATTCTACTGGGCCGACTCAAAATAAGCTACTAGAGTTTGAAACGAAGATTCATATAGGGGATCATATTGATCTGGTTATCCCAAGGGGGGTGTATACCTCTATGCAACAACCGTTATCAGGTCGTGACTCTATTGAACAAACTACCACGTTACGAGCACTCGTTAAACCCGATGGGGCTGGCCCCATTGAGTTTAGTATTACAAATGATAAACCTACCTACTAAGATTGTCACACCAATGAAGTAGGCAATGTATGTCTTATATGAAAGCAAATCATAAACCCAACTACTAGGAGGAAATACCTATGAATAAACTAACAACTGCATTACTAGCTGGCAAGAAATATCGGGAGTTCTACGAGATTCGAGTGGATGAAGAAATCTATCAAATCGAGATCCGTCCATTGACCCATATTGAGAAAGCAGAGGTACAAGCAGTCGAAACAGCATCGATCAAAATGAATAGTAAGAACGTAGGCACATCGGGCCGGATGTCATCCCAGGAGATGGAAATGAATACCGCAGATGTGATTCGTGACTCAGCTAAAGCGGAATTGAAAGCAGTCGCTCTGGGGACGGTCGATCCAGAATGGACGGAAGACATGATCGATCAGCTTTGGAAGGCCGAGTGGATCGAAGGGGCATACAATCGAATTTTAGAGATTTCCGGGGTAGCAAATAAAAAGAAGCAACAAGAATCTGCTTCGACACAAACGGAACAAGAAACAGCCATTCCAAAAGAAGAACAACAAGAATCGACTACGCCAACCGAACAAACTGAACAAAGCGAGCAAAATCTAAACTCCTTTCGCCAAGAGTAATGCGGCAAGGGAGTTTTACTTTTTTGTTCGTCATATCGGGATGAGTCCTAGTGACTATGCGGATTTAACTCCATTACAAAAGCAGGTTCTTATCATGAACTGGAACGAAGAGCAGAAACAAGAAGAGTCTCGGATGAAGCGTCAAGCACGGACTCCAATGGGAAGGTGGTGATGAAATGGCAAAAGAGTCGGTGCAAATCATCGTTGACGGGGTAGACCATGCTTCTTCTGTGTTTGCGAAAGTAGCTCGTGAGGCAGATCGTTCTTTTGGGAATGTGATTAAGATCGTGGATCAGCTGGATCGCAAAATAGAGCAGATACCTGATCCGGATATACACACAGAAGAGTCTGTTCGAGATTTACAAAAAGTGATCCGTGCAATCAGACAATTAGAATCGAATGTGAAACAGCTGCAGTCAACTGTGGATAGTGTGGATAACCATGTGGAGTTTCGGTTTCACGCTCAAACAGAGAAAGCTGAGAGTAAAGTTGAAGAATTGTCTCAAAAAGTGAAAGAAGCATCCAGAGACCACTTCTTTTCCATTCATGCCAATGTGAGAAAAGCCATATCAGAAGTAAATAGACTGGGGCATAGCATTCGGGAAGTGGGAAGGAGAGGCAGGGAAGTAGGTGAGGGCATGGTGGACTTTGCCGACAATACAACGCAAGGTCTTACTGCCCCCATTGGCCTCATCTCTGCATTAGCTTTCAAGGCTTCTGCAGATAGTTCTCATATGATGGCCATTCTAACAGCGAAACTAGGAGGAGTCCGAGGTCAGATTGAGCAGGTGGCTCCTATCGCAAAGAGAGTGTTCCGAGATGGACTCGGAAAAGACGTGGAAGAAGTGGCGATTGTGGCAGGACATGCGAAGGCGAAGTTTCAGAAGCTAAACGAGACAAACTTGCAAAGTGCGGTTTATCAAGCACTTTCGCTATCGAAGGCACTCGGAATCGATGCTGTTCAATCCATCGACCAAGCGAAGGAAATGATGGATAAGTTTAAGGTCACTAGTAGTCAGGCTTTTGACTTAATCGCCGCAGGCTATACTACAGCAGATTTGAGTGGGAAGAACTTGAATAGTCGATTGCGTGAAACAAAAGGCAGAGCGGAAGAAGTAGCAAAAGCGATTCAAGATTCGCCATGGGTACAACTTGCCTCTGATTGGCGAGGGCTACAGGAATCCCTAGAACCATTAGGACGTGTTCTGGTTGATCTATCTCAAAAGTATCTACCTGCTGTGATTGAGAAGGTTCAATCCTTCTCCGAGTGGTTTAGTAAATTGAGCGATAAACAACAGCTCTTCCTGATAGGTGCTATGGGGATACTGGCTGTTCTGCCTCTGGTTGTGATGGTGTTTGGTTCCTTAGTGATGGTTGTGTCAGCTGTCGCAGAAGTGTTTGCATTCTTTGCTACTACTGCAGGACTCGTTGTAGTGGGAGTCGGAGCAATTGCCGCAGGGCTGGTTTGGATGTATAACCAATTTGAGTGGTTCAAACAAGCCATTGACGGTCTATGGTCAGCTACGGTAGAGATGTTCTCAACGTCAGCTTCCCAATTTTCGTCGTACCTAGAGCCGATCCAAGCGAGTCTTGCACGTCTATGGAAAACATCACAACCCATCATCAAACTGTTTGGTGAGACGTTGGTTACAGCTCTAATCGTGATTCTGCCCGTACTAAATGGGGTGTTTAGTGCACTCGGGCCATTAATTGATCTCATCATCAGTGCACTATCAGCCGCCGCTAATATGATCTCAGGCTTGATTCTTTTACTCACAGGTGATTTTGATGGAGCCATGACACACTTTGAAAATTCGCTACAAGATATAGGCAGAGTGGTGGAAAACGTCTGCTTAGTCATTTTGGAACTCTTCTCTGGAATGTGGGAGGGTACTGTAGCCATTCTTCAGCGTTTCGGGGTGGATGTGAATGGTTTCTTCCCTTCTGTTGTACAAGGGATTATGGCTGCATGGAGTGGTTTCGGTGAGTGGTGGTCTAATTTGTGGTTTTCTGTCTCTGGGATCATTACTCAGTTTTTCTCCAGTTTATGGGCGGTGATTTCTCCGTACATTTTGCCTGTTATCACGTTTATCCAAGAGTCATGGACAGCATTGGTTACCTTTTTCTCGATCCTATTTGGTGGGACGCTTTCTGCATTGTTTCAAGTTGGATGGTCTGTTATTTCATCTGTGATCCGCGCCGTTGTGTCGCCGGTTGTTGGCTGGCTTGGTTCTGGCTGGTCTAGTTTCGTCTTCTTTGTATCCTGCGTTTGGCTTTCTTTGTTTTCTGTTGCTTCTTGGGTCTGGTCAGGTGTTTTTTCTGGGATTCGTTTTGTGGTATCTCCCATCTTTTGTTGGTTGTCGTCTATTTGGCATAGTATTAGGTCTACTGCCTCAAGTGTGTGGAGTTCGATTCGCTCTTTGGCTTCTTCTATATGGTCGTGGACTGTATCAGGTATCCGCTCTGTTGTTTCTCCCGTAGTCGGCTGGTTATCCTCCACATGGAATAGCATCCGCTCTACCGCTTCTAGCGTGTGGGAGGGTGTGAAGACAGCCATTATCAACCCGATTCAGTCCGCTTATGAACGATTGAAATCAATTATTAGTAGTATTGTGGGGGCATTCCGAAACATGAAGATATCGATTCCGAGACCAAGGATTCCTGACATTAAAGTTCGTACTGCTCATGCCAACATTGGTGGGGTTTCTGTCCCATATCCTGAATTTAAACTGGGCTGGTATGCCAAAGGTGGTCTGTTTGACGGAGCTAGTGTGATCGGAGTAGCCGAGTCTGGACCAGAAGCAGTCGTTCCCCTATCCGGTCATCGAATGAAACCTTTTGCCGATACCATTGCAAAGCAAATGCCAGAGAGATCTACAGGACAAGGTGACATCACTATCAACATCGAGCAATTAGTAGTCCGAGAGGAAATAGATATTTCCAAGATAGCTAAGTTGCTTCGAGAAGAAATAGAACGACAAGAAATGATTCAAAATAGAGCAGGAGGGATGTCATCATTTGGCTATTCGATTTAACAACCAAGACCTTCCCCCATTTGTAGTAGTCAAAGATATTCACCTCCCGATTCTGACTCCTGTGAAGCAAACTACTTCCGAGATCAAAGGTCGTGCTGGTTCATGGGATTTTGGAAATGAGCTGGAGGATCGGGTAATCTCAGCAGACATTACCATTGAGGCAGATAGCCTATCCGACTTACTCCAGAAAGTGAGAGACTTTGGGGAATGGCTCTATTACACAGAAGCAAAACCACTTCAGCTTCTAGACGATCCAGATGTCTACTATCTAGCTAAATTAACAGGAGATACCGATTTGAACCTGTTGCTTAGCATCGGTCAATGTCGGATCTCCTTTTTATGTACAGACCCGTATGCTTATGGAAACGAGAAGGAAGTCCTTTTTCAATCGGGGTCTGTGGAGGTTGAGAATCAAGGTGGGGTGGATACTCCTCCGTTGATTGAAATGGAGTTCACAGAACCCACAACCGAGTTTTCAATCTTCAACGGAGCTCAAAATCTATACTTTGGACAACCTGCCCATACGGATTCCAAAGTTGAAAACATCCCTACACAAAAACTCGTGATAGATGATGATGGGAGTTCCATTGCAAAGTGGACATCCGGTATTGCGATGGATGGTGGAACGGTTACAGGTAGTTTCGAGTCCAATGGGGAGGAGATACGGGTCGCTGATTATGGAAAAGGGGAAGGTTGGCATGGTCCAGCTAAAATTAAGGTGTTTCCCCAGCCTCTTCAGGATTTTTCTGTAGAAGCTCGTGTGGGATTTACGACACTCGCTATGGAGGGACATGGAGGACGTGTGGGAAGAATTGAAATTTACTTGCTAGATGTAAACAACAATCGGATAGGGAAAATGGCTCTCTGTAATTTTACGACCGCCATGAATAGGCCCACGATGGAGGCGAGAACTGGAACACTAGATGATGGGCACTATTTTGTGAATCAGGATTTAGAGGGGCTCTTCCTTGCACGTTTTTCAGGGAGAATCTCCATTTCCCGAATCGGGCAAATGTGGAATTTCAAGATGAATAGAGGTGGTTTCGTGACGGCACAAGTATGGTCTAACCAGTATTTTGATACTGAGTCCTTGCACCAGACTCCAATAGCAGGAATCCAAATTCACATCGGAGCCAGGGGAGAGAATGATCCGTATACGAATGCCTACTTTGACCTAGTTCGAGTGTTTGAAGAAAATGTAATCCAAGAAGAGACACCTAATGTATTCGAAAAGGGAGACCAGCTTCAAATTGATTGTGCAAGTGGGGAAGTACTAAAGAATGGATTTCCTTTCTATAGTTCATTGAAGCCATCAAGTCAGTTTCTTCGCTTAGAAAAAGGCAA